AGGGAGTAGAAATTATTCGGCAAGGTGGGGAGTTATGTGCTGAATTGGCTGATATGATCCAGGAAAAAGGAATAGAAAAGATGAGGAAAGAAAAGTTAGTAAAGTTTACAGAGTTTAAGATCAACCGGGCGTGGATGAGTCCAAAACCCCGTCAGGGCTGTTTTAAGCCCTGTTAAAAACATAAAACCCACCGCTAATTGGACAAATCAACGTTATATTCTAAAATAGGTTATAATAAGAAGTAATGAAACCTACCAAAAGAAAACTCCTTGACACAGTAAATACAGATCCCATAAGTTGTGGGAGTTGTGTTGATATGTGGACAGCATATTGGGCTCTTGTAGATTCAGGAAAGATAAAGGGTCGCCGAAACAAACATGTCAGAAGAAATCAGCTCAGAAGAATAATGAATCAGGTTAATATATGATAATGGGCGTAGGAGTTCTATCCTTTATTATCCTAACAGCCTTTAGCGGTGGAGTAGCCATTGGTAGAGAATATGAAAAAGGTAAACAAAGTACAAACTCATGACAAGAAAACCAAAACCTAATAGTGAACAAACCATAGATCCCCAGGAACAGAATGTACTGGCACGGGTGGGTGAAGCCCTAAAGAAGAACCTGGGTGGTAGACCCCGTAAGGAAGTAGATTATGAAATCCTCAAAGACCTATGCCATATACAGTGTACCGGTGAGGAGTGTGCAGGTATACTAAGAATGAGTTATGAGAGTTTGAACAACAAACTGAGCCAGGAGGGGCATGATGGTTTTTTGGAGTTCTTTAAAAAGTTTAGTATAGGGGGCAAGGCATCACTCAGACGGTTGCAGTGGGCAAAGGCAATGGATGGGGATAAGACTATGATGATTTTCTTGGGTAAGCAAAGCCTAGGGCAGAGCGACCGGCACACCACAGAGCTGACCGGGGCCAAGGGTGGGCCAATCAAAACAGAGAACACCGAAATGGTTGTAGATTGGGGCCAGGTTACTGACAAGCAGCTTGCCGTGTTGGATGAGATCCGGGTGAGCCAGGAAGAAAGGGTTATGTGATGGATGAACGTCTGATTGGTTCAGAGTTGTGGCGGGCAGAGGATATCATCTGGATCGGTTGAACGGCTTAGGAACAAAGCTGAGGGTTAGACGCCCCGGCCCCCGTCAAGGAGTAAGTAAATGAATGAACTATTAAAGAGAATTGAAGAGTTGGAAAAGAGGATTAGTATAGTAGAGGCTGAAGCTGAGTCTATTTATTTACGTTATTATATTCCAAAAAAGGTGGTACAAGTTCGAGTATGTCCAGATTTTGAAGTATCTGACCCACCCTGGCCAGACGATGAACCTTTTATAACAGGATTTGATTGGGACGGTACAGATAATGCAGACAAACAGTAAGCGGGTATATGTGAAAAGGTGTATTAGTAGTTTTGTTGAACGGCATTGGGCCTCTAGTAAAGCAAAACAGGAACGCAGGAAGGTAACCAATCGGAAGTTCAGGCATAATAAATTATCAACTGATTATGTTGGTGAAGAATATATTTTATAAGGGGGAAGAAAGATGAAAGCGTGTAAATCAAGAGAAGAAGGAATTGATTATTTTCTGAATACACTGAAAACAAAGATTATGAGTTTTGATAATGCTTCAATAATAACATCAGCAAAAGACTTTGATGATAATCGACTTGGGAAAGTAACAAAGTTAAAAATAAAGATTGAAATGTCTAATAATAAGGAGTAAATGAAAAGAGCCAGAACCAATATAACACAGCCGGTGAATCCGTTTTTCCTGGAGCTCATGAAGCATCCGGATCAGATACAGGCCGAGCGTTGTCGAAGGAGCTTGTTCTATACCATGAAAACCTTTTGGCATGTGATGGACCCGGCAACTGACCCGGTTTGGAACTGGCATATTCCGTATTTGTGTGAGGAGCTTGAAACCATTGCCTGCCGTGTAGGAAACAAACAGCCAAAAGAGTATGATCTTATTATAAACATTCCCCCTGGCACTACAAAAAGCATTACTGTGAATGTGGTGTTTCCCATTTGGTGTTGGCTCAACTGGTACTGGATGCGGTTTATTTGTGTGAGTTACTCAGCTGCCCTGAGTCTGGAACTAGCCGAGAAGAGCCGGGACATTGTTAAGAGCAGTAAGTTTGGACAGTTGTTCCCGGAGCTGGAGATAAAACGGGATACAAATGCAAAGGGAAATTTCAAGATAGAGAAACACGTAGGAAATGAAGTCTTCCCAGGTGGTAACCGGTATTCCACTTCAGTAGGGGGTACAGTAACCGGGTTCCATGCTCATTTTATTTTAGTTGATGACCCATTGGACCCCAAACAGGCGGCTAGTGAAACAGAGTTAAAAGGTGCTGGCACTTGGTTGGACTCTACTCTACCTACAAGAAAGGTTGACAAAAAGATCACTCCGACGATCACCATCATGCAGCGGCTCAACCAAAAAGACCCCACCGGTAGCGAGCTTGCCAAACAACGCACCAATCTTAAGCACATTTGCCTACCAGGGGAGATCCGGGAGTATGGGGAGTACCTGAACCCACCGGAGCTGAAAAAAGAGTATGTTGATGGACTGCTTGACCCCATTCGGATGCCCTGGAGTGTGTTGGGTGAGTTGAAAACCGCTTTGGGGCAATACGGTTATGCAGGGCAGATTGGGCAGAACCCGGTTCCGCCTGGTGGTGGCATGTTCAAGGTGGAACGGTTCAACATGATGATTGTTTTCCCTGGCTATACAAACATTACGGCCTCAGTGCGGTATTGGGATAAGGCCGGAACGGATGATGCCGGGAGTTGGACTGTGGGGGTGCTCATGCACAGGTTTGTAAACGGGCGGTACCTTATCAGTGATGTACGCCGGGGCCAGTGGAGCAGTGAAATCCGGGAGGCCGTTATAAAGGATACAGCTGAAGCCGATGATGTTCGAGTGATGGTTTACCACGAACAAGAGCCCGGCAGCGGGGGGAAAGACAGTGCCAGGGCAACCACAAAGAACCTGGCAGGGTTTAGTGCCCATGCTGACCGGCCTGTGGGAAACAAGATATTCCGTGCCGACCCTTGGAGTGTGCAAGTGAATGAGGGTAACGTGAGTTTGATGCAGGGGGAATGGAATCATTTGTTTAAGGAAGAGCACAGGTTCTTCCCATTTGGCACCGACAAGGATCAAGTGGATGGCTCAAGTGGGGCTTTTAGCAAGCTCACGGCCAAACGTACAGTTAGAAGTTTATTGAAAACGGGGAAAAGGTAAAACACATGGAAATTAGTAACAAACAGCTCAAAGCCCTAAGTGTGGTGTTGCAGCGTAGTAAGTATGCAGCCGACCTGGGCTATCAATACGGCACCGACCGGGATTTGTATGAGGCCCTGGGCTATGAAACCGATATTACGTTTGATATGTACCTGGCCAAGTATGAACGCATGGACATAGCCAAAGCCATTATCAACCGGCCTGTTGGGGCAACGTGGCGGGGTGGTGTGTTGCTGAGTGAACAAAAAGGGGATGAAACCGAACTAGAAAAATTGTGGAAGACCCTGGTTGATGACCTCAAATTGGGGAGTGCCTTTGCACGCCTTGATAAGATGGCTGGTATTGGTGAGTACGGGGTTATGCTGTTGGGGTTTGATGACATCAAACGGGCAGAGGATTGGCCCAACCCAGTGAATGGCGGAAAACGGGAGTTGTTATATGTGAAGCCCTTTCGCCAGGATCATGCCACCATAAAGGATTGGGATAAAGACACCAGCTCCCCACGTTACGGTAAGCCTGAGCAGTACGAACTCAGCATGACGGAGCCGGGCAGCCAGAACACCACAATTATTAAGGCCCATTGGAGCCGCTGTATTCATGTGGCAGATGGACTAATGGAAAGTGAAGTGCATGGCACCCCCCGGCTGAAAGCGGTATACAACCGGCTGATGGATTTAGAGAAGATTATTGGAGGCTCCGCAGAAATGTTCTGGCGGAATGCCCGGCCAGGCTTCCAGGGTAAAATGGACCCGGAGTTCACCATGAGTCAGGACATGCAGGATGACCTACAGGATCAGATTGATGAGTATGAACATAACTTACGAAGAATCCTTATTAATGAGGGTGTGGAATTTGAGGCCCTGGCCCAGAAAGTAGAAGATCCTAAGCCCAGTGTGGACATACAAATCCAAATGATCAGTGCGGAAACTGGCATACCCCAAAGAATCCTCACCGGGAGTGAACGGGGTGAGTTGGCCAGTAGTGAAGATAGGAATAATTGGTTTGACTTGATTGATGCCCGCCGGGAGGAGTATGCCGAGCCGGTGATTGTACGCCCGTTTGTGGAACGCCTGATAGAGTATGGGGTGTTGCCCACCGTGGAGGATTGGGAGGTTATGTGGCAGGATTTATACGCTCCCAGCGATGCCCAGAAAGCGGAGGTAGGCAAAACACGAACTGAAAGCCTGAGCAAATATGTTCAAGGAGGTTGTGATGCTGTTGTACCACCGGAGGCGTTTCTGGAGGCTTTCCTGGGTCTGGACGAAGGGGCGGTTGAGGATATTATGGAGCAACTGGAAGACTATATGGAGGAGGAGGCCAAGAAGGCTGAAGAGGACCAAAAACTAATTGATGCGGAAATTGCCAGGGTTGCACTTGAAACAGGTGGTCTACCAATACCGGGTGAAGGCTCACCACCAGCAGGGGGAGGGGTGATTCAGTAATGATTGGAGACAGGCATAAATCAAAATGTACGTTTATACGATGGATGGAGGCGACTTGTGACGGGGTACATGATTTAAGAAACCTAAAACACCCAAGAGTTCCATCTAATATTGATAAACGATTTAACAGAAGGTGGAATCGTAGAATGTTAAAAGAAGGGGTAATACACTGAAATATTATGACATTATTAGCCCGTAAATCCATTTTAGCAAGCCAGAAGCCCCGGCGGAGTTTTGATCCGACTCATACCACTATGATCCGCAAGGCTTTTGTGAGTCAGATGAACAAACGCTTTATCCGGCTAACGGGGGCCATACGGCAGGCCATTGTTGTAGAGGATTGTTTTGATTTACGGCCTAATCTGGTGTTGCTTGCCGGGGGACACGCAACTCCTGGGCCAAAGGCATTTGGTTTTGGGCTCAGTAGTGACAAGGTTGACGGGTTCATGGATTGGCTGAAGACCCAGGAGCAGGAAGGTATACTGGATATTAGTTATGCCCAGCAGGTGGGTCAAGGGTATAGGGAGCCTTGGACAAATGCTTATATTCAGAGTTGTTACCAAAAAGGAATACAAAGCTCACGGGTTAAACTGCATAAGGCCGGATACCCTGTTGGAGACATAGAGCTGGAAGGTGGTATACAGGCTGTTATGAACGGAACAGTGCATGCTGACCGGGCGGGGCTGGCATATAGCCGAACCTACAATGAATTAAAGGGTGTCACAGCCCACATGGACCAGGGCATAAGCCGGGTGCTGGCTCAGGGGTTGGCCGATGGGTTGAATCCAATGACAATGGCAGCTGGTATAAACCAAGTGATTCGGGGTAAGGATGGTTTGGTGAGAGCTAGAATGATTGCCCGCACAGAAACCATCCGGGCACATCATGTGGCTACCATTCAGGAATATAAGAATTACGGTGTGGAGGGGGTTAATGTGCAAGCCGAACTGGTAACGGCTGGTTACGATGTTTGTGATGAGTGTTTGTCAAAGGAGCTTGGGAACCCCTACACCTTGAAAAAGATTGAGGGCATGATCCCGGTACACCCAAATTGTCGTTGCAGCACAATCCCGGTTGACATTACGGATAAGAAGAAAAAACGGGTAAGGAAAGCCCCGGTACAGGAAACAGTAAAAAAGGCTCCTACAAAATCAAAAAGGGTAGTATCCCCAGGAGAGGTTAAAAAGGTATTGAATGAACAGGAGGAATGGGCAATTGAAGAATGGAGTTCCTCCGAGGTTTGTGATGACGTTAGATCCCTTCAATTGGACCCCATTAAGTTTGCCCAAGAACACCCTTCAAAGGTATTTGTAGAAGAATATAAAGAAATATCCCAGTTTTTGGATGATGCTATAAAGAAAATACCAGACTCCGAATTGCCTTTGTATCGGGGCCTTCATGAGCTTCCGGATGAGGTCCTAACACAGTTTAAAACAATAGGATCTGAAATAGAGTTTAAAAGTGTAGCCTCCTTTACAGATGAAGCGGTGAACGCCACATTCTTTACCGATGCGGGGAGCAAGCGCAGCGTGATATTGAGAGTTATGAATGGAAAAGGCACTAATATATCGGTGGCTGAGATCCACGAATCTACTGGCATAAATGAGTTCTTGGTTCAAAGGGGAAGGAAGTTCAAAGTGGTAGGGACTAGCAAGGAAAAAATGATGGAACACTATGTGCAGGGTGAGTTGAAGAATACGTCCTCCACAGTTCAGTTCATAGACTTGGAAGAGGTGATAGAATGAACCGTATCAAATTTGAGAGATTTATAAAACGATTCACAGAGAATACAACAACCCGAGGAAAGCCCCAGCCCCGGCCTTGGGACCATATGATAATTACTGCCCCAAAAGGGAAGGAAAAGTCAAAGGAAACAAAATGACCATAAAAAACTTTGTCACCTGCATGACCAACTACGTACTCCGGGAAGAGCAGTACCAGGGCAAGACCCATATTGTGGCCCCTGTGATATTGATGGTTGAGGGGGTGCATACGGGTAGTAATGGGGCGGTGTACTACTCAGCTGAGGAATTAAGCCGGTTTGCTTCGGCCTGGAATGGACGGCCTGTGCCGGTGTTCCACCCGGAGGAGGATGGACAGTATGTGAGTTGCAATGACCCCAGTATTATAGAGCGGCAAAGCGTGGGGCAGGTTTTTAACGCTCACTTTATAGATGGAAAACTCCGGGGAGAGATTTGGGTTGACAAAGAGAAAGCTTCCCAGGTGAGCCCCCTGGCCTTGGGCCATTTGTTGGGCGGGGTTGCAATGGATGTTAGTACAGGGAGTTTTAGTGAAGATGAAATTGTAAAAGGAACTTGGAATGGGGAAGAATATACAGCCGTGGCCACTGCCATTCGGCCAGACCATCTTGCTCTTTTGCCCGGAGGGGAAGGGGCCTGCAGTTGGAAGGATGGTTGCGGAGTTAGAGCAAACGAAGACGGAGGTGAGAATGTGAAGCGAACTAAACAGCCCTTTACCGGGCCAAACAAGGACGATGTAGAGAAGGTCCGGGAGTTGATTGCGGAGGGCTGGATTGCCACTATGGCAAAAGCGGGATACCGTGAAGCCATGCAGAAGGTTCAGACGCATTTGAACTCTATGGATACGACTACTACTTACTTCTACCTGGAAGAAATGTTTGACAAGTTTTTTGTGTACCGGATGGATGATCCCAACGGTGGCAAATTCTTTAAACAACCATACACTTTCAAGGACGGAGTATTTAATCTTGAGGCTGCTGCCGAGGAGGTACTTAGAAAGGTAACTTACCCGGCATTAGTAGCCAATCAAAAGGAAACAGATGGAGGTTCAAAGATGAAGGTAGACGAATTAATTACCAATGAGGCAACAGCTTTTACCGAGGAAGATCGGGAATGGCTTACTGCCCTGACCGATGACCAGCGAGTGAAACTGGAGCCAAAACCACCGGAAAAGAAAGCAAAGGAACCTGAGAAAAAGGAATCTGAAAAAAAGGAAGCAGAAAAGAAAGAAACCCCGGCAGTTTTTGGTAAGGAAGAAGCCATTGCAGTGCTCAAGGAACAGTTCAAAACTAAAGAACAGTTTTTGGGGCTTATGCCTGCTGAAATGGCTGACCAGTTTTCCAGTGGTCTGGCCCTACATGAAGAGGCCCGTGGCAAATTGGTGGCGGTTATTACGACTCATTCCAAAGTGTTTACTGAGGAGGAG